AACCAGCAACAGTAACTGCGCCTGCACCTAGTCTTCCTTTATTTCGTTTTATAACATCAAGCGCTCTTTGACCGATGGTTCTTTTTGCAGCTTCGGTTCCTGCACCAGTCCCTGGACCAGTTAGTAAAGGCGTTTTTGCTCCAGGCCCACTAGTAGTAGCAGCTTTTCTTTGTGCTGCTTTTCTTGCATTTCTTTTTGCAGCTTCATCTCTAAGTCTTTTGTTTAACAATGATGTCCATGATTGCAGTGCTGCTTTTCCTTGTTGGCCAGCTTTTACTATGTTTCCTTTTTTTACTTTGCCTGCAGCCAGTGCTGATAAGAGCAACGCTTCTAGGCCTGTGCCTGACATGCCTGCTTTTTCAATGCCCTCTTCTGTTATGTCACTTATTGGATCTAAATCTATGGCTCCTACGGTGCTGATGTAATCCATTGCTGCTTTTCTTTCAAAAAAATTGTCTGACTCCATTCCTTTTTTAACCCAATCTGGAAGATCGTCCATCATTTCTTGTGCGGCATCACCACCGTCTTGCATATTGACTGGAACAATCCCACTGACAATACCGCCAGCATTGTAGTCTTTAGGTTTTTCAATGTATCCGCCGTCTTTCTTTCCGCCGCCACCAAAAAGACTAAAAAGATTGCCAATGCCAGTGGCTAAATCTATAGCGCTTCCTATGGCAGTAGGTTCACTATAAGGTTTTGGAGGTTGAGATGGAACAGTGGTTCCATAGCCTCCGATCAACTCACCTGGTCTTATGCCTTGCAAGACATTCATGCCTCTCATGATTCTTTCCCAAGGTTCTTGAGATCTTCTTACGGCTGCATCGTACAATCTTCCTAGGCCTGTTTCATAAATGTCTCGTCCTTGTCCGCCAAGAGTATTTAATAAATTAACGTAATTCATCATCTCTTGTTGTCGTTGACCGCCCAATCCTAGAACTTGTCCTGCGATACCGCCCAAGCCTCCAGCAGCACCACTCATGGCAGCCATACGCCTAGCGTTTTCAGCCATTGCTGCATCTCTAGCGCTTTGGAATCCTTGACTTCTAATGCCAGCAAGTGCTTGCATGATGCCTCGATCCGACTCTCTTTGTCTTTCTTTTGCTAACAATCTGCTCCTAGAACCTCCAAAAGCACCACTGCTTATGTCTTGTGCACGAGCAGCAATATCTTGTTGATCCGATGTTCTTCTCATTCTTTCCAATGTGTCATCTATAACTTGGCTTTCAAACGGATCGTAATATGGAGAAATCATTCTTGATGGATCAAATCCACCCGTTGAAGCTCTATACCCTCCAGCAGCTTCATCCATTAGTTGAGCAGAAGTTTGATAGGCAGGTGTGTAAGGACTAGCCCCCATTGCATTTGCTCTTGCCATCATCATATAAGGTGTCATTCCTGCCGTTTGTTGCAATGGAATGTCTTGAGGCTGATTAATTAAGCCGCCTACACCACCTGGTGTGCCGAATACACCTGCGCCCAAGCGTCTTTGATAATCTTCAAAGTAAGGTTGGTAAAACTTATAACCCGCTTGTGGTGCGGTAATCGGTTGTTGAACATTAAATCTTTGTTCGTATATTGACATTATCCCTTCCTCAATTGTTTAGCCATTTGTTGTCCCATGGCTTGCTGTAAATACATTTGTCTAGCGCCCGCTAATCGTTGTTGTTCTGGATCCATTGCAACTTCTTTTGGCATTCCTTGATTAAGCAAAGCCATTGCACCGATGCCTCGGTTCGCTTCAGCATTGGTCACAAACTCACCATCGGATAACATGGCTGGTATGTCATCACTGGTTTCAGTGCCTGGACCTTCGGTTAATCCATTGCGTCTTATAAACTTGCCTTCAGCCACATATTGAACCCCAGGGATTCTTTGTGGTGTTAAGTTTTGAATCATTGCTCCTGGTGGTGGTCCTGCTGTAAACGAGAACGGTCCGCCTTGTTGTGCGTTGTATTGTTTGGTGACTTCAGAAGCAAATGGATAATAAATCGGTGCATTTGTATTTGGCAGATATACTGGCTGTCCCATTCCGCTTCCAGGCATAGCACCGTAATTTGCAGTGGCTCCTAATCCATATGGATCAACTTGACTAGAAGTGAATGCTCCAAGTCCTCCTTGTTGACCTCTTGATCCGCCACCACTTAATCCTCCTGCTAGAAGACCAATTAAACTTAATACTCCGCTAAATCCTAATTTGTCATAAGCCTTGGATAGCATGTCTTTAATGCCACCGCCTCCACCTTCAACATCTTGGAAAGGACCTGTATCTTCAGGATCAGGCTGTCCTTCAACGCCTTCACCTAACACATCACCAGTAGATATGCCAAACACCTCATCAGTATTTCCTGCATTTAATATATCATCAGGATCAATGTCAGATATTCCTCCACCTGGAACATTTATTATGTCTGGGTTTAAGGCTATGTCTTGCAAATTTGTCATAGCATCTTCAATAACCTCTTCATCCATTGGGACATTGGGGCTTGTGTATCCGTATTGATCAAGTATTTGCATTAAAGAGTCTGCTTCTACAGTAGGATCAGCTGGTAAAGTTGTTGAAGGAACTGAAAATTCATCGGGCGTATCTATAAATGTATCTACTGCTGAATCTAAATCTAAAAGTTTAATAACTTCTTCTCTGGTTCCAATGTAGTTTTCGATGTCTTCAGGGTTGCTGTGTATGGCAATAATTTCTTCCGTTAGTTCTCTTCCAAAATCATATGGATCATCTGTACCGCCAAGTGAACCTCCTCCGTAAGCTTCAATTATTGCAGCCATAACCGCCGCATCACTGACGTCGTCAGTTCCAGAAATTCCTCCTAGAGGCGGTAGTCCAATTGTTTGATCAGTAGCCATTAATCATCCCCATATTGTGGTACGGGCGCTCCTTCTCTCATGAAAGTGCCGTGTTTTTTATAATATTCTTTCATTTCTTTAAAGTTAAGCAAGTTTTTAGGCACGCCAGTGCTAGAAGCATAACTGACTGGAGGGCTTGCAGCCACTCTATCAAATGCATTGTATGCACCCGATCCAAAGCCTTGTTCTTTTTTTCTGTTTACAAAATTCATTACTGTTTGTGCAAAGGGCGTGTCTGCAAATCTGTCAATTAATCTGTTTAATTTACGATTTTCTTTTCTAATCTTTCGTTGATATATACCTTGTAGTCCGCCAGCGCCCTTGCCTCCGCCTTTTCCACCAGGAGCATTGTAAATGCCACTAGAGATTCTTGACAATGCTCCAGCAGTTTCCATATTTTTTATTGATTCTGGGCTAAGACCTCTTGTTTCAGTAGAACTTGAAACTGTGTCTGTAAAAGGATCTGACAAAGGATTTGAAGATTGGTTTCTATTAGCAAGCTCAGCAAGATATTTAACAAGACCAAACCCACCTCCAGTCAATGCATTTGCACCCGCTGTTAACATTCCTGATGGGTTAAATTGAGAGCCTCCTGAACCGCCAGGGTTTAACATTCCAGATAAAACACTAAGTGCAGCGCCGCCATTGGCCATATTCACAATACCGCCACTGGCCATTTTATTGTTTTCAGATTGACGCAAAAGAACTTCCAAACCACTTGGTGTTGGAGTTACGCCTAATTGTTCTGCAATGTCTTCTCTCATTTTCGCATCACATAAGTTTGCGAAGATCCCACGAGCCGAGAATCTCTATAGTATATCTATGTTTTAAGTTATAAATCAACGGATATTGCCCCATTTGTACTTACCGAAAGCGAACCAACAGCTCCTGTTGCGCTGACCCCTCTAGTAGTCCCAGAGTAAATGTCATACCATTTAGAACCATCAAAAACTTGTAAACTGCCTGCATTAAGGTTCCAAATGACATCGCCAGGGTTAAATTTGTTTTCTGAAAGCGTTGTTAAGGTGTATTGCGGTGTTGCCGTTGGATCAAATCCACCTAAGTTTAACTCTAAAATACGAACTAAACGATTGTATAGGTCGGGCGAAACCTCTCCTACAGCGCCAGGAAGCCTCGTTTCAAGAAGTTTTGCCACTAACGCCTACCGTTAGGCCTAATTTCCATTCTAGTGGCTCCTACACGAAATCCTAACCCTTCTCTTAATCCAGCAGAATTGTCATCGTCTGACTCAAAACGTATTGCAATTTGTCTTGCTCTGGCTCTTGTATTGATTTTAGTGGTCGAAGAAGTAATAGAAGTGGTCGATGCAGTGCTTAAACTTTCAGCTGGAAAGTTTTTCTTTTTCAATACAACATTCATGGCTGCACCACTGTTTGTGCCTGTAAAACGAATATCGGGAATAATTCGATTTACAAATGTATAGTAATCTCCTTCTTGTATGTCCATGCTACTGGACTCAATATAAACATTATCCATAGGCGATCCATCTGCGTCGTTGCCTGTTTCATGTTTGTATAAGTAGTTGTAAGTATCTGTCCCGGTTGCTCTAGGATAATCTTCAACGCCTTCGTCCAACCAAGCATGTCTTGATAATTGGCCAATTGACCAAGTTTTTTCAAGATAATTGTAAACAACATAACGATTGATCTCAGAACTGTCGCTTGAACAATAATACCAACCGACCTCATTGAACGCTTTATTTAAAAAACCAAACACTTTATATGCTTGAGTAATGTTTAGATCGCTAAAAACATAATCATGCACAGAGCATGGCAACGCTGCAACAGCGCCGTTGTAAAAATAAAATCCTTTCATGTCCATCCAAAACACGCCATCGGGCGCATTGATTGAAGCTTTAGGCCCAACTAAACCTACGCCTTCATTAACCAAATTTGTGCTAAAAGTAAATGGAGAACCGATATATGTCATTGAATATAACGAATTATCTGTCCAAACAAGCGTTTCTTGTCTTGCTCTTAATGCGCCAACAATGGATGATCCTGATGACAATCTAAAAGATCCAGCAGTGTTTGTTAGTTTTGGTTCCCATTCGGCTGCGTTTTCTTGATCAGACCAAGCAATAAACATAGGGTCAATTGATCCAGTCCTGGCTGTTCCTCCATCATTTAAAGGATCGGCTCCAATACAAATAACATGTCTGTCAATGTCGCTGACCAATACTTGAAGCGCTTTTGTAGGAGGCAAATTAGCTCCTGATAAATCACTTAAAGCCACAGCTCTGTCTGTTCCCAATGTTTTGGCACTGGTGTCCCAATAATAAATACCGCCTGCACGAACATTCATAAGAAGATCTTCACCAAAATTATCGTGTGACCACAATCTTAATTGGTTAATTGCAGACAATGCGCTAACGGATCCAAAAGTTCCACCTCCCCAAGTGCCTGCTCCCCAACCAGAACCAGGGACATAATCGTCCGTTCCTACATTAATTTGGTATGTTCCAACAGTGCTTGATCCACCATTGCCTGAATCACTCGCATTAGCAGTGACTGTAGCGCCAGATGTATCTTTTGCTTCAATGGTGTAACTATTGTCATTAACAATCGTTGCTATTTGGTATTCTTGATTTAATACAGCAGCAATTATGTTGCCACCTAAAGATGCTGCGCCACTAAAAGTAACAAAATCATTCTTTACTGCGCCGTGTGCTGTATCAGCTACAGTAATCGTTGCATCGCCATTTGTTGCAGAAAAAGTCACATCTCCAGCAGAAGTTGTTGCTCGTATTGGAGTTATGTCGTTATAAGTGTCTCCTGATAAAATGTAATATTTAAAAGTGGTTCCTAACCCTAAAAACTTTGTGGTGTCTAAATTAACCCAAGCATGCAGTGCTCTACACAGGCCTAAGAAAGAATTAGAAATATCTTTGGTCCATCCACCTATTTTTTCAGGCAAACCTTTACGAAAGCGAACTAGGTTGGCATCAAACCAACCGCCTTCATTGCTATACTCAGTACCTTCTCTATCAATACCAGGTCTTAATATGTATTTAGATAATGCCATTTTTCTATAATAACCTTTATCGTTTTACCAAACTACCACCAAAGTACATGCCAATTATAGCCGATACTAAATTGGTATCTAATTGCGTTATAACCAAACCTTGAAATGTAATCCATTCAAAAACCTCTCGTCCTTCTCTAAAAAACATAAAGCCTGGACGCCAGTTCGTATATCCAACAGTTACATCTACATCGGGATAAAATACAGCAACAAGTTTTGGCAAAAGCACAATTGCAAATATAGC